TTCTAGATAGTTAAGTGCTTCTAGTTCAAAGTTTGAGATTCCCCAAACTGTTGCTAAAACAGCCATTCCTATCCAACCACCAGCTGCAAAGAATAATGCAACTGTTGGCACTGCCATCAGATACCCACGTATCCAACGATTTTGCCAAGAGATAAATGATACACCCATACGAGCAAGTCTTTCTTTTTCCATATTGTATAGAAATTTAGACTGACCTAGATATGAAAGTGGGTAATGACCATAGATTGTTCTACCACGAGGTGCAGTAGCAGGGTCATCTTCACTTGCAAGTTCTAGATGATGGTTGTATACATGAGCATAGCAGAAATGTGCTGAACCAGACAACGCCATCATAGTTCTTGATATTACAAATCCAAATCCTTTAGTATGAGATAACTCATGACCATAGATGATTCCGATTCCAATAAAAATACCAGATGATAATGTTGCACCGATTAAGTTAATCGCTGTTATACCTTCAGACATGACCAACAAGCCAGGTATGATAGTCATGATAACCTCGCCTTCCATTCCACCTAGTGTCATGAAAGTATTTAATCTCCATGCCATCACTAGTTGAAACAGTACAAAGACTGGTAACATGAAGTACATAGTCAAGTTTTGAAAACTTGCCCACCCTAATGAATTACCTTCATTATTGTAGCCTACTCCTGTTGTTTCGAATTTAGTAGCGATATCGACAAGTAAACCTACGAATAGTAAAACTACTCCTAGCCATGCCATTATGCCACCGATTAAGACACCTGTTCCAGCAACTATGATTAACACAGGTGCTAAAAGATATCTAACATTTAATAGTAAATTTCCCATTTCGATTTTCTCCTACGAAATAGTTATGCCATTAACTGCCTGTTAATGACTTTCCATATGTTGTACTATAGCTGACATAAGAAACACTTTTAATTTGGAATAAAAATGAGGGATGTCAGTACCAACACATATCTGATTATATTTATAAAGAATAAAACCTTAGTAATCAACCTTTGTCCATCTTTTGTCTAGATTAGAATTTGTTAATATACTAATAATTCTCTACGGAATATAACATCATGTATACACTATACTACATCTAAACAGGTTTTGTCAAGGGTTTGTTCACTTAATTTTAGGCAATAAAAAGGGATTCCGAAGAATCCCAATTCATTTCCTTGTCGAAAGTCAACAATCTTACATTAAGTTTGTAACTTTAACCCTTCTGTAGTACTTGTTAGTATTAGCTGTAATACTTGTATTCTCAGCTGTACCAGCAGCAATCACTCCAGTGTGGAATGGGTTTGCAGCAATACCATAACGAGTCTTAAATCCAATTTTTGGTTGGAAAGTGTTTTCGCCAACTGCACGAACCATTTGTAGTGGTACGTATGGGCAATAGAAAACACCAGCATCATAAGGTGAAGTACCTTTATAACCTACAACGTAGTATTGTGAAGCGGCTACGTTTGCAGAATATGGGTCAACATATACTTTAAACCTTCCGTTCATAACACCAGCAAATGTAGCAGATGTGTCATCAACATTTAAGTTGTTGTTTAGAGCAGGTGTATAATCTAAAACTCCAGCCATTTGAAGTGCAGATGCAACATCAGCAGAACAGATGATTATATTACCTTTTCCTCTACGAGTTTGTTGTCCGATTGCGTTAGCATCTCTTTCCAGAGCGAACATTAAACCTTTGAATTTCTCAACAGACCAACGACCATTTGAATCAGTATCTAAATCGAAGATACCAGCGGTAGTTGTGTTTACACTAGCACCTTTAACAGCAGAAACATATATGCTTCTAACTACTTCACGATTTATTTCAGCAAGAATTTCACCAGACAATATATTTGCTAGTTCTGTTTCTGCATCCAAACCATGAATTGCTTTAAGGTCTTGTGCAAGTTCCATTGTGTACTCAGCTTTTAAAGCACGAGTAACAGCAGTAACTGTTGTTTTTTCTATACTGAAAGCCATTTCAGCAAACTGATTACCAGAGGCGTCGCCTAAAGCTTCACCTTGTGCAGTACTCATACCTGTTGGGGCAGTATACTGACCAGCTGATGGACTGTCGTTTAACGCAGATGGGTTTGTACCTGTTTGAGCACCAACACCTAAGTCACCAGCAGCGTCATCATTTGCGAAACCAGAATCAGCTTCATCACCAAGTGCCTCAGCACCATCTTGTGAAGCAAATCTTGCTCTCATTGCAAAGATTAATCCAGTTGGACCAGTCATTGGTTGTACACCACATACATCATATGCGATTAAGTTAGGCATTGAACGCCTTACTAGTGAAATTAATATTGGGTCCCAGTTCTCAACATCTGCGCCTGTAGCGTTAGTTGGAGCTGCTTCTCTTAAAAAATTTCTATCTTCTCTTATTGCTTTTTCTTGATTCTCAAGAATTACAGTAGTTACCGCCCTTTTGTACGAATCTTCGATTTTTGGCAAATCGGGATGTGCAAGGACTGGCGACCACTTTTCTTGTAAATTTTCTGTTTGAAACATTTTTAGTTTTCTCCGTTTATTTACTTTTATTTATAATAATTACTTACTTGCACCTTTGACGGCAGTTCCGATTGCTTTTGAATAAGCAGCCATCGAATCTGTAACATCAATGTCCTGTGCAGGGCCAGTTTCTACATTATCTATATTTACAGTAGTTTCCTTAATTGTCTTAGGGAAATAACTTTCTTTTAAAGTATCAAGTTTACCTTTAAAGTCTTCTTCGTTTCCGAAGTCAACATCTTCAGTAAGACCTTTAAACTTTTCAATTTCTGTATCAGCTAAGTCAGAAGAAACTTCTGATATAACTTTATTACGAGTTAAAGAATCATTTCCCTTTTTCAAGTTGATTGATTCATCCAAAGTTTTATTAACTTTTTCTTCTAACTCTGCAATTTTGTCGGACTGTGCTTGTAACACATCATATTTTTCATCAGGGATGTCAACATAATGGTCTTCAAACAGTTGTTTTAATCCAGCAATAAAGTCTTCAGCGATTTCACCTTTTAGACCTCTTTCTACTGCTAGTTCATTTTCTTTCAACCATTCTTCAACAACATAGTTTAGGTATGTGTCTACTTTCTCTGTTAATTCAGATTTTATAGAGTTAGTACTTTCTACTATTTCGTTCTCATAGTTTTCTTGTAGTCTTGTAACTTCATCACGTACTTTAGATTTAACTGCTGATTCGAAAACAGTAGCTGCTTTCTTTTTAAAGTCATCAGATAAGTCACCTTCTCCACTCATAAGAGCTTCAACGTGTTCTGTAACATCTATAGTTTTGATTCTTTGTTCTACAGCTTCTTTTTGAAGTGCTTCTTTTTCTTTATCTTCTTCAGAAGATACTTCTTCTGATTTAGACATCATTTCTTTCATTTTGTCGTAAGTGGCTTTGACCATTTCCATAGGCATGTCTTTCATTTCTGTTTCCATGTCCTTCATAGCTTTAATCATTTCCATTTTGTCCATTTCTGCAACTTCTTCTTTTTCAGAAATTACTTCTTGTCCATCTTCTACTTCGACAGAATCTCCAGCCGCTAAAGGTTTAGCAACTTTCTTTTGACCATCATTAGGTGTCATATCACCTTTCATTGGTTTTAATTCTTTTTTCTGTGCAGCATCACCTGATTTCTCAGTTGCTTTTTTACCAGCAGTTGTGCCTGGCCCAGATTTGTCAGAAGGATGTGTGACTGCAGGCCCCATATCTTGTACTTCACCGCCTGGTGTAACACTTGAAGCTTCAGAAGCTTTTAAAGCAGGTTCTGCTTTAGTAGCGCCTTTAGTAGGAGCATCCTGGCCGTTCGCTTCTTCTAGCTCACTTAGGACTTCTGCCTCTAATTCTTCAATAGTTTTATCGATTTCATTTGCCATCGGATATCTCCATTTAAATTTATTATTAAAAATTAATAATTTTTTTGTGTATTAACATTTATTTATACATTATAACAATTTGAGGAACTTTGCAAATTCCAAATTTTGTTCTAATGTCTGTTTCTTCCGAATTCTAGTATTGATTCTTTCTTTCATCTCTACTAATTCAGACTGTACAAGTGCTCCATGATTCCATACCCACTCTTTACCTTCCATAATACCTTCTACGAAAGCACTAGGAGCGGATGGGTCTGAAACGATATCAGCAGCTGTAGCTAAATAGAAATCATTCCTCACATAACTTGCACCATCTTTCTTTTCCTCTAAACTTCCCATTCCTCTTGAAGAAACACCAAGTTTAGCACCCTCATCCATAAGGGTCTTAACGATTTCACCCATAGGTGTTGCAAGTATTTTAGCTTCCCCTATAAAGTTTTTGCCGTCAGCGTAAAGTGCAGTTATCATGTGAGAAGCTCTTTCTAAATTTATTGTTGGGCCTTCTGGATGCCCTAATTCACCATATGCACGCTTCTCGTTGATGAATTCTTCATTGTATCTTTTTACTTCTTTCTGAAGTATTTCCATTGGATATACACGACCATTTTTATTCTTAATATCAGCTTGCATAAAGATACCTTTAATCTTGTAATCTTTTTTGCCGTTTGCTTTTTCTTCTGTGATGTACTCTACATCTTGTAAAATAGATTCAGATATTAATTTTATTTTATTCATAATTCTCTCTATGTTGTGTAAGCTTCGTCTTTTTTGAATTCAATTATAACAAAACCAGATGTACCAAAACAAGTCAGCTCGTGGTCACCAGAAGTTGCTGTTGTGTTAGCCGCAGTTCCCTTAATCAATCCAGCAGAACCATCATAGTGTCCAGTTCCAGCAAGTCTAATCTGAACAATATCAGTACTTGCAGCTACTTCTTGAATTTCAACATGTCCAGTATCGTCATCAGCACTTCCTTGAGTCAATGCCCACCAAAGTCTTTTAATGTGTAATTTAGCTCCGTTTGCATGTCCATCTAAAGCACTTGCATCTAGTATAGCACCATTTGCAGCAGCATCATCTTCGATATCAACCTTAACTGTTACTGTTCCACCAGCACCAGCAGCATTTACTACGGTGTCTCTTAATATTCTTGCAACAATAGCCATTACTAACTCCTCTTAAATTGCTAACATTTCTTTTTCAAAATATGATATAAGTTCTTTTTCTCGAACTTTATATTTTTTTGAAATTGTTGTTATAGTTTTATCAAAAGT